GATCTCGATGTTGACCGCCGAGTCGATGAGCAGTTCGCGAGAGACCTGAAAGAGCGCGCCGTACTTCTTGGCGACGAGCGTGACCTGCCCGTAGTTGTTGTCGCCTGCGGTGATGGTGCCGGTCTCGCTGACGGGGCTCATCGCGTTGATCGCCGTCTTGCGAGGAACCTGCGTCACGTCGCGGCTCATCGGAACCACGTTCGCGACCTTGCGAGCGATGCCGTACTTTTCGGTCAGCCACACGAGGTTGGGGATGAACTCGATCGGCACGAGAGCGCCGCCGAGCTGCTGGTTGAACTCGACGGCGGCCTTGCCGACGATGTCGAGGTCGGCCTTCTTCGTGGCGTACTCGGCGTTGTTGAGGAGCGAGAGTCGAGCCCATGCGCCGAACATCTCGGCCTGATCTGCACAATCGAAAGCGGCCTTGCCCGAAGCGACCTTGCGCTCGTAGGCCTTGCGTGAAGCGTTGCCGATGGTGAACATGTGGGGTTCCTTGTTGGTGTCGATCGCGGCGTGCGGTGCCTTCGTCCCCTTGACGGAGGCCACGTCGTCGGCGATCTTGATGGTGCTCTTTGCGTTCCAGACCGCGTCCACGTCGATGGCCGCACCGGCCTCGTCGGCGAACTCGATGCCTTCGGCAGCGAGCGTCGCGACGTGAGCCTTCGCGGTTTCGAGCGTGACTTCGCCGGTCAGGCCGTTGGCCTTGAGCGAGTCGATGAGAGTCTTGCGGGTGAGCATGAAGTGAATCCTGCCGCAGTTGCGGCGGTTGACGATTCACTGCTCAGAACCCGACACGGAAAGCGACGTAGACGCCTAGGTCGCTCGCGATGCCTGCCGTTCGCAGGTGTATTCGATTGAAGCCTGCACGAGTCGTGTGAGTCTGCGTGCAGGTGAAGGAGGGATGTACGGTCAGTATACCAGCGTCAACGCAGCACGATCACACGTTTTGGACGAACGCCGAAGTCGGCGATCACGCGATCGGGCACCTTCGCGTCGATCAAGGCCTTCCGCGACTTCTCCGCGTTCTCCGCCGCCGCGTCGACGTTGCTGCTCATCATGCGGCAGGTCACGTTCATCGGCATCGCGGTGTACGACACTTCGAGCACCTTGCACGCACGCACGATCGACTCAATGCCGGGATACGCGGCCTTCTCCGCCGGCGTCGGGTTGCCCCAGTCCAGAGCCTCGAAGCCGATCGACATGGCGAGCGTGCCAGCCTTCGCGAGCGCCACGCATGCCTTGACGTACGGGTTCGTCATGTCGTCGTGGAAGACTCCACGGCACAACCAACCGCCAGGCGTGAGGCTCATCGACCGGCACACCGCGACCGAAGAACACACGTCGTACTGGTGATCGACGAACAGGTTTCGGTTCGTGCCGAGGTACGACTGCATGTCGCAGCCCGTCGGCACGACGACTTCACGCTCCAGGTCGACCGCCGCCGTGTTCGCGTAGCACACCACCTCGAGCGGCTTGCCTGCGACCTGTTCGACACCGGCCTTGACGTTGTGCGACCAACGACCGGCGGTGACGCCGATCGGGTTCGCCGCGTTGGTCATCGTCTTGCGTTCAACAGCCCGGCGACGAATCGCCTGCACGATCTGATCTGCGGTTCTCATTCTGCGTACTCCACGCCGGGCAGCAGGCCGCAGCGGCAGTTCGGGTGCCGCGTCGGTCCCTGACCGGACCATTCGCCGTCGGTGAACATCTCGTCGATGTGGATCGGTTGGGGGTAGCGGCTTGCCAACGCACTGCACAAATCGCACTGACCACCGTCCACATCCCATTGCTTCTTCTCGATTCCTGCCTGCTTCCAGCCTTGGCGGTTGCCTTCGTTGAAGGCGTTCGTCAGTTCAGTGCGTGCGATGCGTTCCGCCTGATAATCGGTCAGCGTCGGCACCTCTCGCAGCACCGCGTCGCGAACGTTCGCGATGCTCAGTTGAGCCTCGCCAGCCGCGTCGGGCCGCATCATGCCGGTGATCGCGTTGTTGACCGTCTCCTTCAGCGTGTCGGGCACCGACTTCGCGAGTTCGAGGCCACGCTGCTGAATGTACTTGATCGCGTCCTCGTTAGCACGCGTGAACGTGTCAGGGTCCACGCCGACCTTCGCGAGGCCGTCGGCACCGCCCGCCGCGATGGTGTCGCTCAGGAACTTGTCGCACATCTTCTGCAACTGGTTCGCCTGCTCCGGCGTGAGGTTGTTGACCATCGGCATGCCGTTGGCGCCAAGGTGATCGGCGATCATCGTCGGCACGACTGCCGCGTACCAGGATTGAAGTTCCGCTTGGAACGATCGGAAGATGGCCGACACCGCCGCCTGCACGCCGGTCGCGTCGTCCCACGCCGTGACCATCGCCTTTCGCGAGAACGTCAGTTTCGACTGCACTGGAGCAGCATCGCCACCAACCACGGCAGATCCGCCTGCATCTGCTCCAGCGACTGGTGACTGAGGATCGGCTTCGGGTGCCGCCGCTTTCGCCAGCAATCGCTCCATAGCACCAGCACCAGACCAGCGTTCACCGCCGCCGCACGCATTGCAGCCGCATCGGTGGCTGACAACGGTTTCCACGGTTCGGGTTCGCCATGATTTTGGTTCGGCTTGCGGTGCATCGTTGTCGGCCTCGGGTTCGACCTCGCCAATCTGAGCGCCGGCGAGCGACTTGTCCAGCCGATCGACGATCGCGTTCGACCACTTGCGACCAGCGTCGCCGCCCCAGAGCGCCCACGCGATGCGACCGGCGGACGGATAACCGTCCTCGTCCGGAGACCAGCCTTGGCCTTGCTTATCGACCTCGTGGCGAGCGAAGTATGAGACCATGCGATGCACGGTGTCCTCGCTCAGGTTCTTGCCGTTGACGATGTCACGGGCTCGAGCCACGCCGACCTCAGTGCCGCCGCGACCGAACTCCTTCCGCCAGTCGAGACCTCGTTGAGCCTCCTCCTGCATCGCCTTGTTCGGTGCGTAGCCGTCGCTCGCCTTCATCGCCTTCGTTCCGTCGTCGGTCGTCGCGTCGGTGCCTTCCTCGGTCGCCGCCTCTTCGACGGTCTGATCGTCGGCTTCCATGTCCACCGACGCCGCATCCTCATCGACCGACGCCTCAACGTCGACGCTGCCCTGTTCCTCGGCGGGCATTTCGCCAGCCTTCGCAGGCGTGCCGAAGATCGGCATCGGTGCCGCCGGTGCCTCGGTCTGCCGGTAACGCGGCAGGTTCATCTCGTCGGGCAACGCTTCGAGGTCCATGATCGCTCGATACTCGTTCGGCGTGACGAGGCCCTGAGCCTCCGCCGAACGAAGTTCCGACGCGAGCGCGATCTGATCTTCTTGGTTCGGATCGTCGAAGCAAAACCACATCTCGCCGGGTTCAACTCCGAAGTGCGGCAGCAGCAGTTCCGTCAGTTCCGCCGCCAGCACCGCGAGGCGAGGAGCGATGGTGTACCGCATGTACTGAGCGTTTGCCACGCTCGCCGATGCGAGGTTCGCCGAGTTCAGGCGGTAGATCGGTTCGGGAATGCCAGCCGCGTCGTACACGCGTTTCTCGGTGGCGGTCAGGCCTTCGACGTACTGCATCTCGTGCGGCTTCGCTCCGTACTGCTTGAGTTCCGTGTCACGCAGCAACAGCACCTTGCCAGCGTTCGTCACGCCGCGAATGCTCTGGTTCAGGTGCGCCTGAATCTGCTTCATCTGAGCGTCGGTCGTCGCCGGTGCCGCTTGAAACACCATGCCGGGCTGGCCGCCGTTGAGCCATCGCTGCGTCTCGCTTTGCAACGCCGCCGCTTCCATGTCGGTCTCAGGCGTGACCGACTGAAGCCACGACATGCCGCCTGCCGGATGGATCGGAGATCCGTGCTGACGCAGGTACACGACGTCCTCGGCAGGCACTCGCATCGGGTGCGAGCGGTTCCTGCCGTAGAAGTACCCTTCGATGAGGCCGGTATCGGACAGCATCGGCCAAGCGAACTCGCTCGGCAGGATGTACGCACTGACCGGGTAGCCGTTCAGGCGTTCGCCGACGTACAGGTACGCACGACCGGCGACCTCCTTGAACCAAAACAACTGCCACAACCACAGCGGACCCGTATACACCGGATCGGGATTCTGGAGTAGGTCGAGGATCGGATGATCGAGAACTTCCTCGATGTCATCGCCTGCACGCGATGCGTAGATCGCCGCCTTGCCGACGAGACTCTTGACCTTGCCACGGTTCGTCGCGTGCTTCATCACACGCTTGTCGGCGATCTTGCGGCCCTTGCCGCTGCCGCTGCCGACCTTGCGGAACAGACGCAGAGTCTGACCGCTCAGCACCGTCGCGTTG